GGAGGATATTATTAATAAATTCGATGAAGCTATCGAAAAAATTAATAACGGCCTACCACTAAAGGTTTCTACCTTAGTGGAAGAGCAGGAGGAAGAAATCCTAACCCTCCAAGTTCAGAAGAGAGATAGAGACATTACGTACTCTATGATAAAGAAATGGAAAGCAACCTATGGAGCATTTCCAAAGTTCGAGATTACGAAAAGTAATCTCAAAATTACGGAGAACCCTGTAATAGATACACTACAGGGAACTCTAAGAGTTATGGCTCCTAAGGAGAGTTTAACCAAGGTTAACTACTCCCTAAGGACTGTAAAGAGCATAGATCTACTCTACGATCTTGCTGCCTTATTAAAGAAAGATGGGCTTGAGGTTGACCTCGCCCACATCTTTAACTACGATGCCTGGCCTGAAATATACAGACCAAGGATGATCCAAGCACAATCTCTAGATAAAGAGATTAAGGTGATCATCTCCGAGCTTAAGCAAAAGCAGGAGAAAAGTAAAGCGACTGAGGAAGACAAAGTCTTCATCAGAAATTGGTATATCTATACCAAAGATCGCATGTTAGAGATCCTAGCCTACACTGAAGTAGACGATATGGAGGATCTCCCGCAAGAATGGAAGATGTTCATTGCTGACCTTCCAAACTATAAGGACCCTCAGAAAGAATTAACGAGGGCACTTTCCGGATTCATGGACTTAAAAGATGTCTATGAAGTGAAGGAAAAGATTCAGGAGAAACGAAAATCTTGGAGTGAAATCGTTTCTGAAGTTAAGCCTAGAGGTGACGGTGCTCTAAGCTCTAAGTTAATAGAGCTATGGTCCGAACACTCCTCCAAGGCAGTTCCTTTATGGATACAAGAGATATGGGTCAGATCCCAAGATCTCTGTAAAGACATTCTAAAGTACGAGTTTATAGAAAACTCGCTTTCCGGAATGGCAAAGGCTAAGGACCTGGAAGACTACGATGAACTTCCCGGCCTTATTGAAGACAAATGGCACATAAAGGCCGAGTTCTTCCACGAAAATAAGGACAAAATCCACAAACTCATGGTAGCGGGAAAGCTATCCATAGAGAAATGTAGAACCTATTACTCTGAAAACGGAGTAATAGACTCCTTAGAAGGAATCAGGGAGGTCTCTCAAAAGACTCAAGGCTCGGATAAATCTCCGAGGAGTCAGAAGAAAGAAGACCCTGAGAAATCTCGAAGTTCTAATCAACGAGGTAACAATCGAAGAAATCGAAATGTTCCTCAGAACAGGAGAAGTAGCCCAAATCAAAATAGATTTGGAGGGGGAACGCGACGAGAGCCTCGTGGTAATACAAGAGGTTCCGGACGCACCGTCAAAATTGACGGTAAGAATGTCCCGATCGGAGAGCTTTATGGAATGCTCCGAAAATATAGATCCTCAGATCTTATTAGATATGGGGAATCTAAAATTCCTAGAGAGGTACTCTCTAAGGGACTCCAAGATAAAGGAGTCACAGGCTTTTCCAAATCAGGAAAAGCTCTTAAAGGACTTAGATAAAGTCCTAATGAAGGTCAGCAGCACTCTAAAGGAGGCTGTAATGACCATTCAAAGACATCGGGCCGCATGGTTGACCATGGCCG